GACAGCCAGTCTGTCGTAAAAATGGCTTCCATTATGATTCCTGGAATAGACAATACCGCTTAAAAAATCATGGGGAGGGGGGAAACGAGTCCGCCTGCCAGTGACGCGATGATGGTTACTGCCGCCTGCGCTATGGCTGGAAGATTTTGTATAACGCCCTGCGCCAACATGGCTATTAACTGCAGACCGCCCTGTACCAGGAACGGCAATGCCTGAGACAGTCCGCCGATAAAACTTGTAACAGCTTGTGTTCCTATCTGCAGTATTGCTGGAAGGTTTTGTATAGCGCCCTGCACAAGCATAATGATTGCCTGTGCACCCATCTGCGCAAGCTGTGGCAACATCTGCGCTATGCCTGTGATCAAGCTTCCCACTAATTGCACCGCTTCCATCTTGATTGTCGGCGCATTTAAAACTATTCCGGTTATAAGTGATTGGATAAGGCTTAACGCTGCGCTTGATACATCCGGGCCAGCACGGATCAGCCCGTCTACGAAATTGGCAATCGCCTGCGTTCCACTCGCCGCAATTTCTGGAAGCTGTCCTGAAAAGGACTGTGCAAGCTGAACAATGATATCAAGCCCTGCCAGGGCAATCTGTGGGGCAAGCAGAAATATCCCGCCAATAAATGCTGTTAGGACATCCCCTGCGGCGGACGCGATCCCGCTTGAATTTTGAGCGATTCCTGTTACAAGGCTTTGTATCAGATCAATCCCTACATTGACAGCCATTGGGGCATACTGTGCGATTCCGTTTACCGCCTGCGCAGCGCAATCTCCAACTTCCATCAGCATTGCCGTCATGCCGCCAGATTTATATGCATCGTTCAACTGTGTCACCATATTGGATGCAGTTTGAGTAACTTCGCGCAAGGGGCCGTTCACGTCTTTGTAAAAGCTGATCCCCAAATCCGATGCTGCAGAACCAAGGATTTTCAAATCCCCCTCAAGGTTATCAAGCTGGATATCATACATATCCTGGCAGGCGTCTTTGCTGTTTGCTATATATCCACTTAGTTCCTCAAACCTGTTTCCGGTACCGCTGACTACGGACTGCAAGCCGGAATAAATAACGCCAGCCTGCTCCCCGGTTATGCCAAACTGCTCCATTGCCTGTGCCGCAAACTGCTCCTGTGTCATGGCAGTGTCAAAATTCGCTGCCATATCTTTCAGGTTCATTCCAAGGTCTGCAATGCTCGTGCCTGATTCTGAAAGCGAAGCATTTACTGCAGTATACAAAGAATCCATGGAATCTGCTGTTGCCGCCAGCATTGCACGTGCCGATGCAAGGTCTGTCTGTTTAAAAATAGTGGCAAGCGTGCTGTTAACCTGTTCTGCGCTTGCGCTCGAAAGTCTGTCATTCAGATCCCCAAACACATCTCCAAGGCTGCGCATGTTGCCTTCCGCGTCATATGCCTGCAATCCAAGTTCTTTAAACATGTTCGCCGCATTATCGTTGCGCGGCATCTGCAGAGACATGATCATGTTCCGAAGATGTGTCCCGCCTTCCGAAGCCTTGATGCCGCTATCAGCCAAGATGCCGAGCGATGCACTTAATTCTGTTGTCCCTCCTGCAAGTCCCTGCGCCGTACCTCCGACTGTCAGGATTGCTTCGCCAAGCTGTGCAACGGATGTATTTGATTTACTGGCAGTCATGGCAAGATTGTCAGCAAACGCATTCAGGTTAGTTTGCGTGGCTTCAATGTTCAGGGCAGACATAGCGTCTGTTACCATATCACTGGCATCCCCCAACTCCATCGCGCCTGCTCCGGCGAGTCTTAAAACAGTCGGAAGTGCCGCGGCTGCTTTTTCGGCATCATATCCTGCCAGTGCAAGATAATTAAGACCTTCTGCAGCTTCCGTTGCGGAAAAGGCAGTGCTTGCGCCGCATTCCCTTGCTGCGTCTTCCAATGTCTGAAATGCTGCCTTCCCCTCTTCTTTCCCTTGGTCAAGAAGCATGGTTGCAGAAACCTGGCTCATTGCTGTTTCAAATTCTTTCCCGACATTTACAGCGGCAGTCGTAGCTGCGCCAATCCCTGCGGCAGCGGCTTTCATCGTTGCGCCGCCTATTTTCCCGGCTACCCCGGCAAGCCCTGCCAAACCTTTCTGTGCGCCCTGTAAAGAGGATTTGAAGCTGCTGGCAAGTTCCCCGGCTATTTTTATCGCTATGGAATAATCGCTCATCTATGCTTCATCTCCTCTTCCATCCGCTCTTTTATTTCACGGTTCAGTTCATTGTAATCAGAACAAAAATCCAAAAGTTCAAATATGGGCATATTCATAAAATACCGTATATCGCCCAGTTTCATTGCCAATGCCATGCACAGTTTTCTTATCTCGCGCCCATCATTTATGCTGATTCCACTCCGTTTAAAAAATTCATCACGCCCCGTTTTATTTTGGTTGCATCACATAAATTGAGTTTTTTGAAAAAGCTGTATGGATATCCCGTGCATTCTGCGGCAATGTAAAGCGCATACCGGATGTCGTTTTCCGGGAGTGCCATCACATCCCCGGTCGATGTCATAATCTTGCTGACTTTTATGAGTGTTTCTGCTGTCGCATTTTCCAAACATGAAAGGTCTATGCTTTCAACCTTTCCTTCATCCTCAAAAGGATAAGGTTTACTGAGCGTTACAAGATGTTTGTTTTCCTGTTTATCTGCAGTACCGTTTTTTTCAGGAGCCTTATTTTTAACAGTACCTTCTACTACTGCCAATTCGTTATGTTCTGCCATATCTTAACCCTCCTATAATCCAACCTGCTTCCGGATTTTCGCCAACATGTCTTTTCCGTGCAGTACAAACTTGAATCCCATTTTATCCAACTCCAGTTCCGTCACACCGTCTATAACAATCTTGATGTAGTATATTTCAAGTTCCACATGCGGCTCGCCCTTTTTCCCTTTCGCCAGTTTCCCAAGATTGATTACGAGCGGCTTGCCACGAACAACGATTTTCATTGGCTTGTAATCCGTATTATATGTTTCCGAATTGCTAAACTGCTCCGAAGCGCGGAGCGTAAATTTTACCGCTTCTGTTGTATCTGTAATGTTAAATACATCATCATATAAGATCGCAAACGGAATCTTCAACTTAATGGACTTATACTGCCCAGTTGCCGGGACTTCGAGTTCCCCAAGTGCCCCGGCCACTTCCAAAGATTCTGTCAGCGATTCCAAATTTGGAAGCTCTACTTCCCCTGACACACCAAGCAGCCTTTTTGCATCGTTAAAAATCTGGTAATTATTGATCAGTTCTGGCATCACATTACTGTTTGCCATGATTCATCACCTCCCGTTATCCCTCCGTCAGTGCGGAAGTTAATGTGTCAATATCATAATTCAGGACATTGTTGATCGTCTGCGCCGGAGTATACGGCGCAATATGCTGCCTGAACTTCATTTCCCCGGCAAGTATGGATGTTGCAGGATTGTCGCTTGCCAAATATTCAATGCTCGCTCCCGCCCAGTGTTGCGGCGCATATGCTGCACAGCGGATATTTTCCGAATCGATGATGTTGTCAATCAACGCCCGGTTCATGTTGTCATCCACTTTGTCAAAATAAGTCTGGATGAATGTATTCCCCTGCCAGATAAACATCCTGCGGACGTTGAGCCACACATCTTTTGCGTCCCCGCTTGCCGGCCATGCCCCTGTGTAGCTGCCCCACGGCCTGAACCCATTCCGGTTTATCGCAGTTGCCACGCCGAAGCTATTGACCACTGTACCCTGATCCTGGTCAAGCACTATTTCCGTCCCATCTGCAAGGCACGTCCCGGTAATCGGAGTCTGCTTATTGGACGGGGATTTAGACGGGATATCCTCATTCTCTGCATCAAGATATGCCAAACGCGCCGCTGCGACTGCAGATGCAGAAAATATCAATTCCCCGACCATGAAGCACGGCCACAGCACATAGCATAATTCTGATGTGAACCCGCTCTTTTCCTTTACTTCCTTTACATCTGTATATTTTTTGGCTTTCTCCGTGTCCAGATCCAGAAACGCCACTGCCCGGAATACGCCATTGATGTTTGCCGCCTTTGCACACAGCGCGATGCCGACTTCCGGCTCGTGCGACCAACCAGGCGCAAGAAGTATTCCGGGAACCATCCCAAGTTTCGGAAAGATCTGCCTGATCACTTCCATGCCTGTTTCTTTTCCAGAATTTACATCATATGCACCAATAATGTCGTATTTGTCAACAGCAGACGTATCGAGCATCTTGCCGCTCACTGTCAGTTCTGATGCAGATGCGCCTTTGCCTGACGTAATCAGCGTTACTACCAGATATCCATCCGTGTCAAAGGCAAGCGTGTAATCCTCGTTTTCTTTCAATTCTGTCTCGCCTGCCGTTACAACAAGCCCTTTCTTGAGGATTCCCTCCATCCCAACCGTTGCCTGATACTCATCAACCTTTACCGTCTGCGCTTCCAGATCCTTTTTGTGTTTTTTAGGGTCCAGGACATTGATATAAATGACCGGGGACACAACACATACGTTTGCAGTAATGTACATGGTCTGGCAGAGCGTAAACTCCTTGAAATTCATGCTGTAGCCAAGGTTCGCCTGCGCTTCTATGGATGACATCGCCAGAATCGGCACATTAACAACAGATTCTGGATCTTCCATCATGTTTACTGGAGCAGTTCCGATAACCACCTGCAAACCTGCGCTTGACTCTTTCGGTATCGTAAGGGCCGTAGCCTCTTCGTATATAAATATTCCATGCTCTTTTGCCACCTTGCATTACCCCCTTTCTTCCGTATCGTCGCCGCCAGTAAAAGTGTTTTCTACCTTTTTCGCATTCTCAACCCTTATTTTTTCTGCGACCAGATATGCGTTGTACAAATATCCTTTCTGTTCGCGGATCATCCGATTTGCTGTCGGAAAGTCGCGGATCTGTATGAAAAGGTCACCAATTACTGGATACCCATTATTCATAAGATCGACTACTTCTTGCGGAATGTCCGTATATACCCGGTTCTGGATTCCGATTCCAGGGACCGTTGGCCCAACGTACATGTACCTTTTCGGCTCCCCTGCAGGCTCTTTTTTCTCTCCATCCTCCTGCCTTTCCACGGATTCCTTTTCCTCTTCCACGGGAACTTTCTGTGCTTCCATTTCAGCAACCTGTTTTGTTTCCGTGGTTTCAGATGCAGATTTCCTTGCTGCCATAAACTAACCTCTCCTTCCTATTTTTGGAACACTGAATTTGATGCGTATGCCGCCGAGAAAGTAAGGGTGCGTATTTTCATCCTGCAACGCCCATTCCATATCCTGCTGCGCCCGGTATTTATGATCAAGCAGCGGCTCCTCTGCAAACCTGTTTGCTATCCGCTGAATCATGGTTGCGACATGCTGATGCCCCTGGTTATCCAGATCCGCATCATGTACGCCAAGATGGATGTCCGCTGTCACCGTCCATGGAGAATCATCATCTTCCGTCCTGCCGTCATAAAGCCTTACAATGGCATATGGGAAAAATTTCGTTTCATCCTCTTCATCTGACTGAACGATCGGAAGATCCTGTTTGTACACATTTACGCCATCCACATATTCGCCAAACACATTTTTTGTTCCGATCCCTTTCAATATGCGCCCCACATCTTCTGCAAGCGCATCCTGAAGATTTAATATTGTCATTTTACGCACCTCATTTTACAATCTTCGCTATCTCTTTCTTAACTTCATCTCGGAATGTCCTTTTTATTTCAGGTTCCAAAGCCTCTGAAATCCCGCCCCTTCCAAGGTATACCATTTCAAGCATCTTTGGTACGGATATGGAACGCAGGACTTTTAGCGGATATCTTGCCACTGTCCGGCGTTGTACGATCAAACCTGCCGCCTTTCCGCCTTTTGCTCTGAATGCATGGATTTCACCGTTACTTTCAGAGCTGCCCCTACGGCTTACAACCTCTTTCAGCCCCGAACCCTTCAAAACTTCCGACTTCACCCCGCTTTTAGGGGACGTAGTGTGGAAGCGCGGGAGCGTCAACGTCCTATCCCTGGCATAAACAGATGCCGATAATTTGGTATTTGTTGCGTTATATATTTTGATCCGGGAATTAAATCCTGCATTCTTTACTGTATAACGTCTCTGCGCACCTTCCATCAGGCTTTTCCTTGCTTTCTTTGCAGTATGGTTGATGGCGTTTTTGAGCACCCTCGGTGCCTTTGTCTCCATCCCTTTAAGTTTTTTCTGCGCCCATTTGATATCTGACTCATTCACTTCAATTTTGATCAATTCACTCATCTTCCCATACCTCTGTTCGCCTCAATCGTTATGGAATAAATGCCGCCCTCTGAAATGGCATCTGTTACCTTGTACAGTTTCCCGTCAAGGGTAAGCGCAATACCCTGCGCCGGAAGTTTCCCGAAATCAGATGCGGCAACATACATTAGCTTCTGATTCTTATAAACGCCATCAACATGTTGATTCATCCTTTTTTCGCGCTCTATCTGCTCATTTGAATCTATCTGGACTGCCATTTCCTTGCCGTTTACCATGTGCATATCAGAAAATTCATCCACATTCATAAACACTTCATGCACGTCAGATTCAAGCATTTCCTTAAAATTCATATCCATCTCCTTTCGCGTGACCGCCGCTCTGGCGTATCCGGGAGGCGGCCGGCAAGATCGTCCGTCCCGCTGCCTGTCATCCCTGGCTGTCCGGGGAGCGCAGCCGCAGGATATGCTTTAGGGAAAAAACTGTCTGGCTTTCTTCTCCCGCCACTCTGCACTTCCAGCTCCGATCCATGCTTCGACCATTTCCGTGTTATTCACTGGCAGAGAATCGCCAACTTTGTACTGCCGCGCAAGGTACAGTATAGGACGGAGTGCCGTCAATACTTTTGGCAACGGTTTCTCAGGTGCATCTTCCACGGTTTCCGTGTCCTGTCCTGCGCCTTCCCCGCTTTCCAAATTATCCACTGCCTGTCCTTCGCTGGGTTCTTGCCCTGCATGGGTTTCAGGGGCTTTCGCCTCCTGCCCTGTCTTTACTTTTTTTGCTGCCATGATCCACATCCCCTTCCTTATGCATTAATCTTAACGATTACGGACGGATCACCAGCCGCTGCGTCCTGCGCCGCAAACCCTGCCTTAACGCTGCCTTCCGCTTCGGTCGATGAGAAACTGCCGTCACTCTCCGAATAGTAGACATCTGCGCCCATGCTGATCTCCGCCCCGTCCTTCGGCATTTCATACACGCCTGTCACATGAATACTGCCCTTTTCCCCGGGAAGGATGTCCGTCCCGGCAACGCCGATCCTGCTGCCAAGCACAAGGATCGTGTTCGCTTCGACCACATCCGTCCCTGTATTTACATAGTCAAGAGTATCGCCCCTCTGCCAATATGCCGCTTTGCTCATACCTGTCCATCTCCTTTCTTTACGCTAATTCAAGTTTTGTCTTGACTTCCACGCCTGGATTCTTAACGCCGCCACGGAAATCCATAACGCTGATGCCCCAGTCAAGAAAGATGTCCCAGATAAATCCAAGCTGTCCAGGCGTTTCCATCCTGCGGATGTTTGGGATCTCCTGACCGTTCAGGTAATCCACTTCAATGAAGTCCGTATCGCCCTCTGCTCCAAGCAGCCACCACGGCATAACATTCCCCATGCCTCCACAAAGCGCATTAATTGTCGGGTCTTCCACGACTTCCAATTGATCACGGTACTGATAGAGCGGATTGACAGCCTGCGTATTATCCGAAGTATGGATGGTCGGGCTGTAAAACAGCGTATACATGTCAAACCTCATGCCGCTTGGCACGACGATCTTTGCCGGATTGATAATGATTGCCTCATCGAACTGGTCGCGCTGGTTTGCCAGTGCCATGATCATGGTCTGCATTGCTTCCTGTGTCACGCCCGTTCCGGTTTTCAGCAAGTTCTTATGCGCCGAATGGAAAAGCTGCACACCGTCATAAATTGCCGGATTGCCTACCAGTATCGAATACACCTGTTTATTGATGGTTTTCCTTGCGGATGCCGCATATCTGGCCGGAAGTGACGTTACAACCCCGATGTCATCATCAATAAACGCCTTGCGGGACAGGGTGAACTGCCGTCCGTATGTCCGCAGTTTCCTTGTCGGCAGATGGTCGTCCCTGAACGTGTCGTGTTTCAGCTCGCCATTCTCAGGCACTTCCAGAAATTCGCCGACCGGCCCCGCGATGTAGTAATTGTCATGCGTCTTAAAATCTGACAGCGTCCCCTTTTTCGTAATCTTATCAAAGGTGACAGACACCTTTTTATGCCCCTCTTTGTACGCTTTTTCGATTGTATTATCCAGAATGGCCGGGAACGTGGACTCCGGCGTGAAAAATCCCCTCTGAAGCATAGAATACAGTTCATCAGGGCTTTTCCGGTTCAGGCCGCTTTCACAGCCGCCGTCCATCTGCAGGCATTCGATCGCCAGGTCGCGGAAACGCAGCCCCATAAAATTCCTTGCGCCGTCCGCAGGCCGTTCCAGATCCATGCCGGAACGCATAATCAGAGAGTCCACTGCTGCCCTGCGGAACTTATCCCCTTCGTCATCCGTGACGCGGACGCTGGCGCGGATTGGTGCGCCGTCCTGCATCAGCTGGTCAAGGACTGCTGCCCGGACTTTGTCTACAGAATCCCCGTTATCCACAAACTGCCTGGAATCAATGCCAAAGCTCCTGCACATATCATCAATCTGGCGCACACGCAGGCGTTCTGCCGCCAGTGCCTTTTTTGCGGCATCCTTGGCCTTTTTCTCGTCTTCGTCATCATTGCCGCCATCGCCGCCGCCATCACCGCCGTCACCATCGCCGCCGCCATCGCCGCCGTCACCATCGCCGCTATCATCATCATTTTTTGCGCGGCTTCCCTGTCCGGACGCTCCCGCGCCTGCATTAGACAGATCCATCAGTTCCACGGACCGTTTCAGCCTGTCATATTCAGCCTGTTCCGCCGCAGTCATTGCCCGGCCACTTGCCGCCGCATGTATTTCCATCATCCGGGCAAGCATCTGTTCTCTTGTCATTTTTGACTCCTCCTTTAATTTTTTATTTTGAAGCTGCCGCAGCGTCCCGCCATCGTCTGAACGCCCGACACCGACTGTCGGGTCTGCGGGCACGGATACGATGCTGATTTCATACGGGGTCCACCGTTTTGCGATTGAACACGGCCCCGTAAACCGCCCGTCCGATGACTGCTTACCTGGCATTACTTCCTCCCAGCTGTCCACCAGATAGCCGACCGACACGCCTTTCAACGTCCCGCCCTTGACCTTCTGGTATATCTTCTCCGCTTCATCGTCCGAATCGAACGTTATCTCTGCTTCACCCCGGCCATTTTCCACCCACGCCCGGTTGATTTTTCCAAGTATCACATCGCGGTTGTGGTTAAAAAGCACCACGGGGTTGGAATCTAATCTGCTGAAATCCACGCATCCGTCCGTGTGGTCGAGTATTTCGGGGCCGAACCAGCGGTTGTAAGGCTCCTCTGATGAAAAGGAAAGCCGGAATGTCCGATCGTCCTTTTCGCCAGCCGCGCGGATTAAGCCGCCTAATTCACGGATTCCTTTATTCCGATCCTGCCCCGGCGCCGCCCTGTTCATCTCCCTTGTCAGGATTCCCGTTCCCGGCATCTGCGCCGCCAGGGGCCGTTTCCTGCCCATCCCCGCCGCCAGAATCTGCATCCGGGGCTTTTGGCTCATCTTCTTTTCCTTCCAGCTTTCCATCAAAAAGCACACCCCCTAAATCAATCCCTTTTTTTCTTGCGTATTCCAGCACTTCTGCCGTATCATCAATCTGCCCGCGCCAGTCCACGCCGTTTTCTGCCGCAACCTGCTTGTATGTTTTAATGCCGGAGTTCAAAGCTGTTTTTGTTGCGGATGCCTCTTTCATCGGGTCTATCCACGGCTTCGGCTTTTTAATCCATTCATGCTCAAAATATTCTTCTTTGTTTTCCCAAAAATCCGGGATGCTGACTTTCCCTGAAAGGACGCAGGATATTACAAACGTTTCGTAAATTTCATCCAGTGCCCCGACAATCCATTCCTCATCTTCCGCAAATGTCAGCGCATCCTCTATCAGCCCCTGCCGCGCAGATGAATAGTTGGTTTCGGACAAATCCCGGCTGGTTGCCTCGTAGGACATCCCCTGCCCGGCCCCGATCATCTTCTGGTGGAGCTTTACGAAAGACGCTGCGTCTGCAGACTGCCCGGTCGGGTTTACCACTTCAACATCATCGCCCTGGTTCAGTTCCTGAATCATTCCAGGCGCGAGTTTCTTTCCCTCATATTCATATTTTCTTTTCTGTTCGGAAACGCGCCCGATCCCGCCAGTAGGAAGTATCCTTTTTATGAACACGGCAAGGCAGGCTTCAATCCGCTGTTTCACGGACACTGCGGTCATAAATTCGTTCGTATCCCGGATGCGCGTAATGGTATGCGCCATGTCCGACATTTCCCGGATCTGGGACGGCCTTGTTTTGGTGAAATAAAAAATTACATCATCCGCTTTTACATAGACCGGATCTCCGATTGAGAACCCGTCTATCTGGTACTGCCTGATCCAGTAGCCGATAGCGCGGTTATATTCGTTGTATTCGATGCCGCCGACCACGCGGTTTTTTGTATCCCTTGGCATGACCTGCATGGTATCCAGCTCGTCCACCTCAACCATCTGAATGGAAAAAGGAAGGAAGCCGTCCTTTGTATACCGCTTCACAAACAGGATGCCGCCGTCAACGTGCTTGCGCTCCACCGCCATGCGCAGCATCTGGTTCAGGCTCTGCGTCCCGGTCACGTCACAGTTCCTTGCCTTGCACCATTTTTTCCACAGGTTTTCAATCTCCGTGTTCAGCGTTTCATTTTTCGTCCGCGCCTGCAGGCGGAACCCTGTGCCGATGACATTCCGTTTCCGCGCCCATATTACGGAATTCATCAAATCCGAATTGCGCTCCAGGTCACGCGCCCTTGCCCGGACGTAATCCCTGCTGCCCCGGTCAGTCATCTCTGCAGACTGATTAGACACACGCCACCCAGCGTTCAGCCTGCTCCCGTTCCCGGCATCGTAGTTCCGGTATTCGTTGTACATTTCCCGCCATGCAGCCCTGCGCATCCCCCACTCCGGGGAAATAAAGGCGATGGCATTATCCAGCCAGCTCACGCGCGTCACCTCCCATCAAAAAATCCAACATATGTATTCCCGAAAAGAGGCGAGTCTGCTTCTGCCGCCACTTCTGCCTGCAGCTCCTTGCGCATTTCCCGGAGCATCCCAAGGTCTGCCCGCGTTAATCTGCGCGATCCCATCTGGTAAGACTGACCGCCGCTGAGAACTTTTGTTATTGCCTGGTTTACCTCTTCTAATTTTTCAGATGCACTCATCGCCGCGCCTCCTTACCAGCTTTCATTCTGCTCAATCCATGATTCTTCGTCCGTCTTAGCGTCAAGCTGCCTTTTCACTTCCGGCTCATCATCCGCCTCTTCCAGGTGCATGGAACGGACTCCCATGATATCAGCCGCCGCCAGCGCATACACTTCACAGTCCAGATAATGGTTATCGCCGTGGCTGTGTTTCAGCCGCCACCGCTGGACTGTCTTTGCCCCGACTTTCTCGCCGACCTTATGCTCTGCCGTCACCTGTTCCGCGTATTCCATATCGCATCCATCGTATACCATCCACGCGCCGCGCCCGTTCTGCTTTTTCATACGGGCAGCGATCATATCTTTATATTTGTCACCGTCCACCATGACTAGGTTCATTCCGAACGCTTTCGAATCCGGCCTGTTAATTTTTGATAATTTGAAATGCGACATCATGGGACTTGACGAACCCTTGACAGGAAGCGCCCAGTCTGCATTGTCGGCGCAGAAATCATAAGTGCTGTCCGCATCATAGCCGGAATCTATCAAGCACAGGGACGGCACAAGGCGTTCGCCGTCCGGCTTTTCATAAGACAGGTTCATGACGCGTTCTATTTCTGCCCAGGACGCTGCCTGTCCGTGTGCAATATTCTGGGATGTGATATAGTTGCCCCATGCCCGGACCGTCCAGTAAAGGCATGTCTCCTGCACATCCACGCCCCCGGTCAGGAGCTTCGCCCATTCCGGGACGAACAGCGCGGAAAGGCTTGTCTGCCGCTCCATCACTGTATCTGCGGACGTTTTCAGCTTTGTATCTTCCCAAGGCTCTGCCAGCCACGAGTTTGTAAAGTTCTGGAATTTCTCCGGATCGTCCTTGCTGTCCAGAAATTCTTTTACAATTTCCGAAAAGCGGACAAACGGACTATAAAGTGTGTTAATCCAGTATCCGACTTTCTTGTGCGCCGCATTGCTCTCCCGGACGATCTGCCAGCGTCCGCGCCGGAGCATAGCGTCTTTGTGGTAGTCCGTTATGATGCTCCCGCATTCCTGGCACACATATACCGCCTGATCCGCCCGGTCGGATGCGGTCATGCCTTCCTCGGCTTCCGGAAATTTTATCTGCTTGAACCTTAGTTCGATCATTTCCCCGCAGTGCGGACATGGCACGAAATAGTGCTTCTCCACATCTGCGGCCATCAGGCTTTTCCAGATATGCCCTACGCTGATGGTCGGCGTGCTGGTAAGGTAAACCTTGCTGTTCCGAAACGTTTTCACGCGCTCCCGCGCAAGGGAAATCGGGTCAGCTTCCTTTTTTGTCGCGCCCTGGTATTTGTCCACCTCATCCAGAAACAGGTACTTGATGGCTTTGGATGCAAGGCTGGACGGGCTGTTAGATCCCGAAATTGTGAGATACATCCCATCGAACTGCAGCTCCAGCTTCTGCGACTGGAATTCTTTGAACAGCCGCCGGAGCGCAGGACTGCCTTTCAGCATCGGCTTGATCCGGTTGTCGGAGATGGATTCCCCCAGCTTGTCTGACGGATATACAATCATTGCCGGGGACGGGTCCTGCTGGATGATGTACCCCAGCATGTTCAGCAACGCTTCCGAACCGCCGACTTGTGTGCATTTACAGAAAATAATTTCCTCTGTTTCGTAGTTGCAAAGCTCATCCATGATTTCATTCAGGTACGGGGTTCGGTCATTCCTCCACGGCCCCGGAACTGCAGAAGCCTGTGAATCAAGGACGCGGTATTTCTCTGCCCACTGCGAAACCGTCAGGTCTTCCGGCGGCAGCAGTTTTTTCAGGGCTTCCCTTATATACCAGCTGACCGCGTATTTTTTACGCCATTTCCTTGTTTTTTTCTTCATCCAATATCACCTTTGCTTCTCCTGGCTCTACTATGCCGGAAATGACAAAGGATGCCAGCAGGTCTGCGATTTCCCCGGCCATTTCTTTTTCTATCTTTCTCGCTTCCATCGGCTCCAGCTGCCCGGACAGCATCCCGCACACACGCGCCGGGATGGACATTGCAAATTTCTTAAAAACAACAAAAAACTTTGCATAGTCGCTCCTGACTTCATTGACCGACACGTATTCCCCGGCGGCAATCTGCGTTTTCAGCCTGTGCAGCTCGCCCTGGCTTTCTTTCAGCGCGACTTCTGCTTCTAACTTCTGCTCCTTAAGCTCCATTTCCTTTTCGGAGCGGGATTTCCCATATGCCTTATCAGATAAATATTTCACATATTTCTGTATTGTCGGGGCCAGATCGTACCGCCGCACTTCCCGGCCATCCACTTTTACAAGCACCGCATCAATAACGCCGTCCTGCGTCAGCTGTTCAATCCGGCGCGTCCCGCTGAAATTAAACAACTGTGCGATTACTTTTGGTTCATAAAGATTCTGTGTCTTTTTTTTGCTGCTTTCCTCAACGGCCATATGCATCCCTTCCTCTCCGGCAAAATCGAAGTCAAGAATCAGTATTCCTAAATCTTCGCTCATTTCCGAAGACCTCCGTCAAGCATTGCCTTTTCCCCTGTTTGCTCCTCCCACCGTTTCACAATTACATCGCAATAGCGTTCGTTAAGCTCCATAACATACGCCGTCCTGTCAAGCTGCTCTGCCGCGATAACCGTTGTGCCAGAACCGGAAAACGGGTCCAGGACGATATCACCGGGCTTTGAGGAATTCTGAACCAGATAGCCGAACAGCGGGACCGGCTTCATGGTCGGATGCTCCTTGCTCCGGGTCGGCTTGTCAAACCGGAGAATCGTTGTCTGCTTCCGGTCGGAGTACCACGCATGGCCTGCGCCCTCGTTCCATCCATAAAGGCACGGCTCATGCTGCCACTGGTAATCCTGCCGCCCAAGCACAAGGATGTCCTTTTCCCATATCAGGCACTGGCGCACCTTCCATCCAGCGTCCATGCAGGCCCCGCGGAAATCGTACCCGTTGGAATCCGCATGCCAGATATAAAATGCCGCTCCCGCTTTCATGGACTGCCTGGCAGCAGTGAACGCTTCCAGCAGAAACGCACGGAAATCCGCATTGCTCATACGGTCGTTATCTATTTTCAGCGCGTCCTTGGTTTTGCCGACATAATCCACGTTGTACGGCGGGTCTGTCAAAAGAAGGTCTGCCTTTGCGCCGCCCATCAGCCGCGCCATGTCATCCACGTTCCGGGCATCGCCGCAGAGCAGCCTGTGTCCGCCCATTATCCACAAATCGCCGCGTTTCGTGACAGGTTTTTCACATTCCTCCACGGCTTTATCTACATCGAAGTCCTCGTCTTCCACCGCTTCGCCCACGCCCAGCTTCAGCTGAAGCCCGTCCAGCTCCGACCGCGTGAAGCCTGTCAAAGAGAAGTCGTACCCGCTCAAATCCAAATCCTGAAGCAGGTCGCACAGCTTTTCATCGTCCCATTCGCCCGATATTTTGTTCAGGGCAACGTTCAACGCCTTTTCCGCGTTTTTATCCAGGTCAACGATGACCACGTGCGCCGTATCGTACCCCAAGTCCAGCAGCACGTTATACCGCTGGTGGCCGCCGATAATCGTGCCGTCCGAATTGATTATGATCGGGTCCACGTAGCCATACGTTTCAATGCTCCTTTTAATCCTTTTGTATTCCTCATCTTCCGGGGCCAGGGCAACCCTCGGATTGTACTCTGCCGGATGCAGATCCGACAGGGGCCGCTCTTCCATATTCAGCTTTGTTTTCATGCCGCACCTCCAATCTGACCAGACTAACCGACCTTGCGTAACGAAATACCAAAATTTTTTTTAGTTTCATCCAGAAAATTTCCGGGCCTTCCGCGCCCCGCATAGGGGGTATGGGCTAAGTAGTACCTAACGCCCCACTGTGCGCCCTCACGCGCCAAATGCGGGGCATAAAGAATAATAAGCAATAAACTTGTAGGCTTGTGCTATATGCGCCGCCTATGGGCTAAATAAAGCTATCTCCTGATGATTGCATACAGTGTAGCACAAATAAATGTTTCATTGTGTTTCGTCTTTTGCCTATGAGACGGGAGCAGCTTGTGAGCGCGGCTCTAAGCCTTGTTGCTCTCGCTCTGCGCTGTATATATACGCCCCATGCCCTGCATATATATAGCTGTTACTATATGATGCGCCCATACAATACCCCTATATATACAGCCCTATATATACCCTATATACACCCCCTATATATGCCCCTATATATACCGCTTATATATAGCCCTATATACGCCTGTTTTTATGGGGCTTATTTCCAGCCTATTATACCGGCCTTATTTCCGGGCCTATATTGAACCCCTCTATACCCGGCCTTGTTTTTTTGCCATGCTTTGAAAAAGCGCAGATTTTTGGAATAAAAAACAGCGGATAAACAAGTATTTTGCTATCCACTGCCATTTTTGAAAATCGCGAATTTGAAAAACCGCATTGCTTTTTCAAACCAAGCCTTTATTTTTTCCGAATTTTTCCCGCAGAAAATTTCCGAATTTATATTCCGGTAATTAGCCCCCACTTTAGTTTTTTGGCCCCCTGTCCTGTATGTATGCATCATATTCACCCTCGTATTCTGCCGTCATGCTCTGTATGCGCTGGTTAGAAAGAAGAATTTTCAAAGCATTCCTGTGCCGCTTGTATACCTGCGACCGCGACATCGGTATTTCCGCAGAAACCGCTCCCCAGGGCTTTAAGTCTATATGCCGCAGTTCACAGATTTCGCGCTCGACCGAATTTATCGGCAGATAATCAATGATGTCCATCACCAGCGTCACCGCCCGGTCAATCTCCTTTTTCTGCTCCAAAATCCGCGCCCCGATATCGCCCTGCCAGTATTTTACGGAAGTCGGCTCGTCCTCTGGCACCTCCGCGCCTTCCTGGAACTGCCTCCGAGCATGCAGCTGTTTCAGCCGCCTGTCCAGCTGTTTTTTGTGCTTGTCTGCCCGGTAAATCCGCTCAAGCATATATTTCAGCACTTCCCTCTGTTTATCCCTGCCCATTTCCATGACTGCCACACCTCCAGCTTTCTATGATCCCCGCCGCCTCTTCCGGCCAGCTTACCACCGCCGCCGTTCCTCCTGACCGCCTGATCCTTGCCATTGCCACTTCCTGCAATTTTGAAATTTCCCCGAATATTGGCCGCTTTATCTCAAACCCGAAGTAATGACCGTCCATAATGCACATCACATCAGGTATGCCGCCCTGTGAATACATCCCCTGCGCGATTTTTGCGATATACGCATCCGGGAATCTGTTTCTTAGCCCATCAATCACTTTTTTCTGGTAATACGCCTCTTTTGGCACTTTTTTCCGCAGAACTGCCAACGCCTCGCGCTTTAAAATGGACTCCTGCTTTGCATATTCCTCAATAAACGTATCTGAATTGAAATCCGGCACATATTTCTCAAGCACTGCCCATCACCTTCCTTTCTTTGTCATATTCCGCTTCACATAATTCCTTTGTAGGTGGAAGGCTCGCCCTCCAGGACGTTTCTTTTTCCGCTACCCATAACTTATACTTATCATGCCAGTACATATCGATCATGCCGTTATACCATGCCGTCACGGACGCATCCAGCCCGGCCCACGGTATCCCGTCTGGCAAGGGCTTCTTTTCGCAGGTGCTTATCCAGTATGGTGCATATGCTTCATACTGTATCCGGCAATGCACCCGGCAGGCCGCATCCAAGAATTTCTCCAAAGAGTAAGTCTGAAAGAGAATATCCTTAAGCCGCTTCATTTCCCCTTTGGCTGATTCATCATCTATGATCTTCTGGACTTCCCTGCACAGCGCGTCTGCTGCCTGTCCGTCCTTTTTTACATAAAACCCGCCGAACCAGAAATGCCTTAGTATCTCATTCGCCCCTGCGATAATGTCCGTGCGATATTTTTTCAGCACGGATGCGTATCGCACAAACTGCTCTTGGCTCATTCTGGTCTCGTTACGCCGCAATTTATCTAGCTTTTCAGCCGTTTCTGAGTATATATTCAATCAAATCCACCTCCGAATGTTACACCATCTCCGTTTCACCATTTCCGTTTGTGATATTATCGCATAAACCTTGATTTCTGCGGCTTCTTACCGTTTTGTTACACCGTTACACCCATTTTGTAAATATACATACTGTTTTTTTAAGATTTATCGCATTATCACATTTGCATTGCGATTTTGCGATAATTTCTATAAATACATATATTTTTCAAATTTAGGTGTAACAGGTGTAACATTTCTTTTGATATCCGCAATATACGCCATTTTCAAAAGTTACACCATTTGTTACACCAAGAAAATTTTAGGTGTAACAGGTGTTACTCCTTTTCAGGATCATCCCCGTCCTGCCGCACCTGCTCAACCATAGAAAGCATGATCCCAAGTAATGACTGCGCTTGCTGTTCCTGCTCAATCTCCGTCTTAAACACATTCATATACGACATGGTCACTACACTTGCAATCTGTGCCGCCATGTTCAGATTATGCGTATCCTGCATTGCCTGGTTGTACGCTACCATATATGCCTTTGTTGAATCCTGAATCAGTTTTGTATGGCTCATTTCACTTCCCCCTTTGTCAAAACGCCTACAATTTCTAACATCTGATCCGATTTCCCTAAAGCGGAATGTTTCTGAACCACAACTTCTTCCGCAGATGGGTCTTCCAATGCCTTTCTTATATCATCATATCTTTGCACAACTCGCCTTCCTTTCAGTTCCTGCCCGCTTTGTTCCAAGTTCTCCCCGATTTGAAATCTTGGGCAGGACTTGCCTATATTCTTACCCCCTCCTTTCCATCTGCATTCATACATTACTGCACAGACAAATGGAAATGGGTATGGTGGCTTCATTGGGATTGCATATTTACAGATTCCTTTACCCATTATTTACCCCTTTCTTCAACGCACACTCCGTACAGAGTGGTTTCGCCCCACTTGCTTCTGCTATTTCCGCAAGCGGCAACCTCCAACACTCTCTCCCGCACTCCGGGCATACATCTGGTTGCCAGTCATCATGCCCATGCGGAACATTCTTCTTAAGCGGCATGCAATAATAGCCGCCCCGATCGGTCGGTTTCCTTGGCTCAATTTTAATTTGCATTTATACCTCCAAATTCAAACTCATCTGCCCATCACACACGTTTTGATTTGGCTTTCGCACCCTCGGTTGATACCCTTTTTCGTTTTCACCGAATGCATCAATGGGATTGAAGTCAAAGTCTTTACAGCGATTTGCAGATTTACACTTTCTGTCAGAATAGCATTCGTTGTGTTCTGAACAATAATTTGCATCGCCAACTACTAAAAAAAAACAATATCTGCAATACTGCGTCATTTCCCACGCTCCTTTGCCTGATATGCTGATTCAATAGCCGTCTTGATGCTTTCCAGTTTCTTTGCGCCGATCCCCTTTACCCCGGATATAGCGTCCATGATATCCGCGACATCAATTCATGGAACACTCTCCC